ATACTAAATTTTTAAAATAAAAATTTAGTAATATAAGTGCTGATACTATTATTGATAATGTTAAAATTGAAATATTTTTCATTGATTCAACGAGTAAAAATTGATATAATATATAAGCAGGGAGGGTTGTTATCCCTCAACTGCTTAGCTATTACTCTATGATTATCTTTATTAGCTCAATAACAACGACCAGAAGTTCGAGTATTAAGATTATCATTTGTAGTAGCTCTTTTTTATTTAATTTTTTCCCTCCTTTCTTTGGCTTTTTCTGCTTTTTACTCATCTTTTCACCTCCTTATGTATTTATTATATCATATCTTTTTGATTTTTGCAAGTGTTTTTTCAAAATATATATATTTTTTTTTCAAGTTTTTTTATTCTCTTTGAACATAAAAAAAAGAGTATTTGAACTCTTTTAGAATAGGCTATATTGTAAATCTTTTTTTATTTGGAGAGAACTTTTATATGTACTTTCTTTTTCTAATAGCTCTAAACTTTCCAAATCAATCTGCCATGTATATCTTTTTGAAGTTTTTATGCATCTATAACCCAATGTGCCTGTTTTACAATAATTGTATATTGTCCCTATTGAAACATTTAATCTGTTTGAAGCCTGAGCCACAGTTATATATTTTTTAGCCATATTTATCCCTCCTTCTAGTTTAATATACCATAAGAGCTATTTTTTGTAAATATAAATAAGAGAGGTTAAACCTCTCTTATTTTTCTTCTAATTTTCTTAAATGCTTTATTTTTTATATTATATATATATTGTCTTGTTATTCCCAGTTTTTTAGCTATTTCCTCTCCATTATATCCTTCAATAAACAAGAGTTTTAATACCTCTTTTTCTCTGCTATTACAACAAGAAATAATATTTTCTATAAAGACTTTACTTTCTGTTGCTTTCAAATCTACACTATTGTCTTCTATTTGAAAATTTTCTATTTCTGAAAATTGTAATCGTTCTCGTTCACCTTTTTTTATTCCTTCAATCACATATTGTGGAACTCTGTATCTCTCTTTATCAATGAATTTTCTGATTTTTGATTCAACATTATAATAAAGATATGTTAAGAATTTTATATTAAATCTTTCATCAAAATTCTTTATTGCTTGATATATCCCTAAAATCCCTTCTTGGAATCCATCATCAGTTCCACCCCATTTGTTGTTTATTTTTCTAACCGCATTCAAATACTTTTCAATAATAGTTTCAGTAGCTTCATTGTCCCCCGCCTTAGCTTTACTTATTAGCTCCAAAATTTCAGTACTTTCCATTTTATCACCTTATAATTATAGTGCTAATTTACTCCTTACTATTTTTTCTTCTGCGACTTTTATAAGATCTCTTAGTTCTTGTTGTTCTCCAATTATTTCAAGTTGTCTACTTTCAATTCCTGCTTTTCTGTCTTGTAATTTTTTTAATTTAGAATTTAAAAGTTCTATCTCTGCTTGAATTAATTCTTTTTCTTGCTTTAAATTATCCCTTTCTTTGAAGTAATTATCTTCAAAATTATCCTCAGCAATTTTAGCTCTTTTTAAGTTTTCTAGTAAAATATCTAAAATTGCCTTGTTCCCTTCAGCATCTAAGTCATAATTTATAGGATAACAAGTAACTAAATTTGATTCTACAATTACATAAGTCATCATTTTTTCTTTATTTATATAGAATTCAGCTTTTTTATGTTTATCATAAGAAGCAGTACAGATATATTCTAGTCTTCCTAATTCAAATTTTAAATTTGTTTCTAATTCTTGAATTTTCTCTTCATTTGCTTTTTTCCAGATATCCCAAGTTCGGTCACTTACAATATTAGCTTTGTGAACTCTTGAAGCATATCTCATTAAAGCGTGTTTTGTTATATTAATTTCTTTCATTAATCTTCCTCCCAATTAGCAATATTTTCAAGTTCATCTGAATACTCTCCACATTCAGAACATTGATAACTTTCAACATCAAAATGATTTAAACTATTTCCTGTAAATTCTCCTTTTTTATCTAATTCCTCTATTTGATATGTTTTAGCTCCTACTATTCCACCACAATATTTACATTCCCACATTCTCAACCTCCAAATTAGATTTTTTCAGTTTTCTTTTCTCCTGCCATTCAAGTATCTCTTCCAGAACATAAATTAATTTGCTACACTCTTTTACTGTCATATTATCCATGGTTTTATCTTTTCCAAGATAATGTTCAATGAATTCTTTTTTATCTTTTTCTTTGTAAACCTTGCTATATAATGTATCTAACTTGTTTTTTTGCTTTTCTGTTGCATAGTCATTAATTAATCTATCTAAGATTTTTATAAGAACCTCAGCCTGATTATAGCTGAGATCCTTACTAGAATTTTTATTAAATTTACTTTTTAAAAGTAGTCTATAATCTTCATCTTTTAAGCCTGCTTTATGCTTTAAAGTATGAATATATTTAATTTGATGTTTCTCTATCTTCTTCATTTTTTTCCTCCATTACTGTAGTCATAGAAAGAGGAATATTGACTTTGTTCCCATTTTCATCTTTATAATATGCTTCAATAAATGTCTTTGATTTTAAAGGTTTCCAAGCTTCTTTTATTATTTTAACTCCTTCAGTTAGTTCAGGATCATCTATACTTCCAGCAATTTTTTCTAGCTCCATAACTCTTGAAGCCTTCAAGTTTCCATTTTTATCTTTCTTTAATAATAAGTTCACTATTTCAAGTAAATGACTATTTTCATCCTGAATAGATTTATAAATATAGCTTTTAACCTTCTCTATGCCTGAATGAACTGTATCATCAAAACTGTCAAGCATTCTATAACCTAATGTTATAGATATTTTCCCATCAGTTGTTGTAAATGTGTGAGATTGTTGATTCTCTTTTACTCCATATAATTCAGCTTTTAATTCTGTTATACTTTTAAAGTCATCAAATACTTCTTTCTTAGTCATTGCAATTTGTGCTGAAACTTCTTTCACTTTCTTTATTGAACTCATTACTGTTTCATCAACAAGCTTTTTATAAGCTTCTATTTTTTCTTTTCTTTTAGCTTCCTTACTTTTTTCTTCTTCTAAAAATTGTTTTCTTAGTGCCTCTTTTTCTTCAGCAGTTAAATTTTTAATGTCCATAAATCCTCCTATTTAAATTCTTGTAGTTTTTCTTCTAGTAGTCTTTTTCTCTCCTTAAAGAAATTAAATGTAAATTGTCCACCTCTTGTCTTATCATTTTTGTAAATCTCTATACATTTATTAATCTCTTTAATTTTTTGCTCAATTTCTTCTTTTAATTGCTTGTGATTAAAGTAAATCCCTGTGTCTTCATTTGTTCCTATAGGTCCAGAATCAACAGTAAAATAAGTTAAAGTCTGTTCTTTAACACAGTCTTTACAATAGAACTCTCCAAGACAAGCTTCATAAAATTTTTCTCCATCTTTTATCTCAGCTCCACAATTTTCACAATAAATTTTTATACTCATATTGTTTCAGTTCCTCCAATCTTACAAACTCTTCATAACCTGTCAGTATATCTTCTAATACTGCATAAACTCCGTTATTATACTTATATAGATAAACTATTCCGTCAATTATATATAGATCTTTAAATTCCATATTTAATCCTTTAACCTCTTGAAATCTAAGATAACAAATCTCACATCTGTTGTCTTAAACTCATTTTTTAAATTTTCAATTTGTTGGTCTCTAAAAGCTTTTAATTGTGTACTAGTCATTTTTGAATTAAAAGTAAATGCCCATCCTCCAATAGATCCAACACCATCTACACAATAGTAACAACATATCCAGTATTTGTATTTTCTATTAAAAAATAATTTTTTATGTCTACAGTCATAACCTATATTAAAACCAGCTATTAATAAAGCTATTGATAACCATATTAAAGTCCATGTACTCATAATACCTCCTTATCAAATCTTACACTTAAATAACTCTTTTTTTCTTTTTTATCATTGATAACTTCAATTTGACTAATCTTAGAATTTACATTTAATATTTTATATTTTCTACCTTCCGTAAGTTCTCTATCTTCTGCAACAATACAGTTCACAATTTCACCTTTTTCTAACTTCCACATTTAGTCCTCCTTGTTTATCAGTAGCAATTAATATAGAAGCTACAACAATTGCTAGTATTTTTCTCATATTATTCTCTCCCTTGTGTTATTTAACACTGTGCTAAATAACACTATGTTCAATAACACTAATATTATTTAAATTTTTTTATTTATGGTTTTTATAATTTTTTTTATTTCTTTGTCAGTTTCCATATATCTTTCTTTTGCACTATAATTTCCCTTATTAAAGGCTTTTATATAGTCTTTTCTTTTAACCCATAATTTAGCAAGTTGATTAAGTTCATCATCTATTATTATTGCCTTTTCTCCATATTCTTTTATAAGCTCTTGCTTTGCTATCTCTGTTAATTTAATATCTCTCATATTTCCCTCCATATTAATAGTTAATTGCTAACATTGTTACAGCTGCTTTTATTTGATCCAGTGTTAATTTACCATTAGTAGAAACATTATTAGTTGATATATGCCCAGTTAATGTAAGTAGATTTGCTAGTTGTC